TGCGAAAGACAGAGAAGAGATTGTTGCGTCCATGGAGAAGATTGGAATGAAGGTAACTGAGCCAGGACCAGAGCCTGACCCAGATGGCTTAGGTTCTACATCAAATGGAGAAGCTTCTACCACCACAGAGTGGGATGAGATGATGCCCCTTGTTGCAGACTTCCTTGCAAAATCTCGTTTAGAAGAGCAGCTTCTAATTGAGGATTCAATGATGGCCTTATTTGGTAACAGTTCTGGAGCAATTGATTTGCAGAAGAATACACAGAGAAACTCTTCTGTTCACGATGCTCACCTTATGAGCGGACTTATTGGGGTTGTTGATGTCCCGCGTGGACGAATCAGAGAAAGGCTTGCTGAGATCCAAAGCAGAAGGGCCAATAATGTAATTTCCCAGATTGACCCAATTAGAGAAGGTATCAACGCAATCCTTGGTACAGACATTGGAATTGGCAATCTCGACATGCTCGTATTCTCGCTTGCTCTTTTCTCAATTTCAGAAGTACATCTGCTAAATCTCCTATCAGACTCAGCTTACGACAGATTAAAAGAAGCTACACTTGGCGACGCGCTGGACAATATTGCGGATCGTAGTCTTGGGCGCGAAGGCAGAATTGCAGCAGTTAATGAAGTTACTGATTTCGCATATGCAGGCTATCAGGTTTTTGTAAAAGGAATTGCTGGCTGAGACTACACTCTTTCTATTATTTTCTCGAAGCTAAACGAGTGTATCTACAGAAAGGGAGTTGTGATGTCTTTTGATTTGAAAATTGTTGGCGGTGATATAGCTATCAGCACCAGCGGTGATGTAGATATTGTCTTTAACAATGCAAAAATGAAGCAAGACATCGTTAAAATCCTATTGACTAAGTTAGGCGACAACAGATATCATCCACAATATGGTAGTGACATAGGTGTTTTGCAGATAGGTAACGTAGCTGATGCGGAAATTTTAGAACTTGATCTACAAAGTTCCGCAGAAGAAGCAATTCGTAAGCTCATTTCGTTGCAGCGTCAGCAGTCCAAAAGACAGTTTTTATCTCCCGCAGAAGTAATTGTAGACATTGTTGATGTTTCTGTTGCCAGAGATATTAATGATCCACGAGCTTGGAACATTTTTCTCTCGGTCTTAACACAAAAGCTCACAACTCTGACCGAAGCTGTTCAGCTTAGGATTATTTAAGGGAAGATAGATGGCAAACCAGAGAACCTTCAGCCAAATTGTACAGTCAATGATGGAGAGGCTAAGACTAACACAGCCGAACTTGGACACAAAAAGCGGAACTGTTTCTAGAGATTTGTTTGTTGACATTCAGGCTGATGAATTTGACAGGCTCTATAAATCTATGAAGATTGTGTCTAACAAGCAAAGCCCGGAACTCGCAAGAGGCCGGGACATTGATCGTTGGGCCCGTAACTATGGTTTGCTCAGAAAATCTGGAGCATTGGCTAACGGTATCGTGGTCTACACGACCAATGAGCTTAACTCTGATATCCCAATTCCTAACAGTACAGTTAACACAGGAAAAAACGGTTATCAGTTTAAAACAATCGGCAGCTATGTTATGTCTGTCGCAGAGAAAAACAAATATGCTGCTAATGCTAACAGGCTAAGATCTGCACTGAACCTTGCAGGCATTACAGATTCATTCGCGATTGAAGTCCCTGTCTCTGCCACAAGAGTTGGCACCAGTGGAAACATCGCACCACTTCAGATTGTCAGTTCCGATCTTGCTGACGGGTTAAAGGTAGTTAACTTAGTATCCTTTAGCGGCGGAGCAAATTCAGAATCTGATGCAGCATTTAGAGCAAGGATCTTTGCTGTATTCAGTGGAGCTAACACGGGTACCGCATCGGGATATAGGAATGCCGCCCTCGGAACGAGTGGTGTCTTAGATTCCCTCGTCGTAAAACCAGGAAGCACTTTGATGCTTAGAGACGGCACAGAGACTATCGAAGTCAATGATGGCTCCTTTCGTATCCTTAACTCGGGAACAGGCGGAAAGGTAGACGTATATATCCTTGGTAAGAATCTTGAAGAAATCACTGAGTCTTATATCTACTCTGATTTGTCAGGAATCGGAGACCCTACAGATGAAAGGAATGATTATATCCCAGGACTGTTTGGTGTCGACAATTCTTTGACCTCAGAAGAGAGGAGAGTCCAAGCTTTCGAAGAAGGGAAAATTCCACTTCAGCCTGTGGATACCATTGTCTCTGTAGTTGGAAGTAGCTCAGGTATTTTTGCAGAAGCAATCATTGATGCTGACGGGAATCTCATAGGAAATTATGAACTTGTTAAAGATGAGAACGTAGAGACTGGCGGTAGTCCATTCGGGTTCGATAAAGTTAGATTCATTTCAAATATTAAAAACGTTGATGGTGAAAGCATTACTAAATCTGCCATCAATAGTGTTGATGCGCTAAGATTCTCTGATGTTAAGCAGATTGAATCTGTTTATCAGGATGTGCAGATCTCCGGAGAGAATTCATCACGAGCACCCTCTGACAGATCAATCATTATTCTTAACCATACACCTATCGTCAGCGTGAGTCGAGTCTCTAACGTATCAACTGGAGAGGTTTATGCTATCGAGAACCAGAACTTTGATTCCTCAGGTCTAAATGAGAGCGGAGAGATCTCGATCTCTGGTAAGACTCTGCCATCCAGAGCTGACGTTTTAAGTGTGGACTACACATGGCGACACATGTTTGATAACTACATTGATTTCAATGGAGCAGAAATTGTTAGCATGTTCGAAGATGAGGACGTATCTGATTCGGTTGACTGGGGCGTTGGTAATGGAATCACAAATGAACTTTCAATAATCACACAGACAGATGATGGATTCGAATACACAATCGAAACAGATTTCTCAATCAGCAGAGTCCTTTCTGCATTCTTTGCGGAAGAGGTTACTGCGACAGTAGCGTTGGTTGCTGACTCTGATGGTGTGGAGGTTAAGGGTCTTGAGCTTGAAGCTACAGACTCTGAAATTGATAACCTTATCTCCGTTACTGACAGTGATAAGGTAGAAGTCTATGACACTATTGATGCGAATGGAACCTTCTCAAGTAGGACTATTTACTTGCCTGACGATACATCTGCCGTAGTAGGTGAGGAGCTTGTTGTCTTCTATAACAAGGTTGAGCTATTCGACATTGATGATGGAAATGGTTCATTCTCTGATACTACAATTACCCTCCCATCTCAGGATATCTTGGAAGGCTCCAGCCTCTTTGACTCTGTTGATGAGGCATTCCTTTCCGAAGAGGATGTCTATGTTACATATGTAGCTGAGATTAACGAATTAATACCGACACTATCACTAACCTCGCTACCGATCAATGGAAGTGGTACGAGCAATGCACTGTTTGATTCCTCATTAACTTCCCTTGTAGGCAGTAACCAGCCTGTCTTCTTCGTTTACGATGAAGGTAGTGCAGTGATTGATATTTCAAGGTTTGGCCCTGCCAGGGTTGGAGTTGAAGTATCAGGCACAATCAAGCCGGGAAGAATTAAGGTAGTCGGAACTACCCTGAAGAGATATGAGCTAACCCTTACAGCAGGGCTGTCTATTTCCGGGCTCACCTTTGATATCGAGTCTGAATTAAAGGAACTTATGAATCTTTCATCTCTGCCAAGCTCATTGTTTGTAGCGAGAGTAGACAGCGTTGTAGGACTTGACTCAGATGTTGAATACGACTTGGCTGGTCAGCTATTAATGGATAACACTTATAGCTTTGGAGTAGCCGGACTTGATGATACTCTTGATGCGACAGAATTTACCCTTCCATCCACTGAGAACAATGACGAGATCAGTCTATCTAGTGGAGAAGAGGTTAAGGTTTCTGTTTTGATTGGAGACTCTAATGATTTCGAGACTCTATACTTCGGAGCAGACATGGAAGTAATCACAGACAAAAGATTCGCAAGGATTAGCACTGTTTCAGTATCATCTGGATTCAGAAGCTCTGCCGGAACTCTTGTTGGCACAGCAACTGTGACTCCGGTTAATCAACCAGATGATGGACTTACTTACAACGTAGTTTACAACTTTAAAGCTCCAACTGAAGGCGAAAGGATTTCCGTCAAGTATAATCTGAATAGACTCGTAGGAACAGTGACAAGTAATATTGAAACTGTCCGACCAATCACCGCAGACGTTCTTGTGAAAGAAGCTTTCGAGATTGATATTGATGTTGCAGGAGAGATTGTCATCGCAAGTGATGCGGAGTCTGGAAGTCAGACCGTACTTGAGAATGTGATCAGCGCTGTAGTCAATCTTCTGAACACTTCATCCTTGGGCTCATCAATAGACTACTCTGATATCATTACGGTAGCAGCCGGAGTAACCGGAGTGGAGTCTGTAAATATTTCCCAATTCAATGAATCTGGAAAGCAGGGAAGAAAAACTTCTATCAGATCTTTGGACAACCAGAGTATCGTAGCGGGAAGCGTAAGCTTTACTGCCTCTTCAAGACAAGATTTTAGAATCACTTAATGGATAAACAATGGCGTTAAGACCAGTAGCATTTTCAATACCGTCTACCACTGAACTAAAGGTAACATTCTCAGAGAACCTTTCTGAGTCTCTGTCCTCAATACATTTTGAGGTCGAGTCTCTTAGTGGATCAGTGCGCGATCTTGAAGTCACTGGCGTAACCATTGCAGGTTCTGTAGCTCTTATCAAGACAAGGCCACAAGTCGCAGGTAACTATTACCTCCTTAAGTTCCTTGACGCAACAGATCTCAACTTCATATCCAACAAAGGGTCCAGGCTCCTTGATGACTCAATCTCACGAGAGCTATTCTTTGTTGGAATTGATAACGTCAATCCTATCCGAGACAGGATCTATAGAAGGATCCCTGACCTGTTTGAGCTT